AATAAATTGTATTACAAACCAAACCATAACTATATCTCCTTTATATATCTATCCTTATAACTTAATAGCAAGCCATACTAATAGCCACAGCAATGCGAACACTGGGTTAATGGCTAACAGTAACAATAACAATGCTATGCTTGGACTAATGAACAGCATAATAATAAATAATAATAATAATATAATCATTTGCTTCCCCTTTATCTTATAGCAGTATTGGGAATCGAACCCACGTATTACACTTGTCATGCTGTCTTACCATTAGACTATACCACTAACTATGACTACCTCATATTGTTATTCCTAACTATCAGTAGCTGGTATCTTATTAGATACTATATTGGTATAGGACATGAAGGAGTCGAACCTACGTTATACTTAAGATATAACCCACTTATCCTTACCTCACTAAGCTGTGATTCAACTTCCCGCCTGTCCAACACTTAGCTATTCAATTGAAATAGAGCAGTAGGGAATCGAACCCTACTCAGTCGCGACCTGTACTTCCTCCAATTACTCTACCAGCTGTCACTTAATATATGCCTGTGACACTTTAATACACTAGGACTTCCGTTAGCTGATATAACTGTGCGCCAGTTATCTGTATAGTTGTGCCAAGGTACTGCGCAATAGCTTAGCACTTCTTCTATGGACTATACACCACTCATCAGGATAGCTGGACTCGAACCAACACCACATGTTCCCAAAACACGTATGCTACCATTGACACCATACCCTGTTATTATATGCCATAATACGCTCAATACCTAGAACTATAACTTATAACATATAATAAATAAAGGAGAACACGAACAGTAGGAATCGAACCCACGTTTACAGGTTTGGAATCTGTAGCATTACCACTATACTATGCTCGTAATATGCAAAGGGCTGTTAGTTGGCGACACTCATTTAACTAAGGCATTCCCTTCACCTTGCACCCTATGCTTGGCTGTTAACTCTATAACATTTAAGCACCCTCAATCAGCGCACCTACTATTTTAATTCAACACGTTTAATATTCCAGCCACTACCAATAAGATAGACGTAAATATACTTAGCATAATAGCTAGATAGTCATGGCGATAATACCACTCTTTAAAGTTGGTAACTGAACCTACACCATATAAAATGCCAAGGATAATCAAGGCAATATTAATTACAATCATTTATTCTCCTGACTTTCTACATAGAGTAAGATACAGAACGCGTCCGCCATATCATCATTGATTTTATCTTTAGGAACTATATTATGGCTTTCTAAAATTTCAATGCTTTGTTCTTTTCTTAATTTGCTTTTACCTTTAATAAGATGATACCCACACCATTTACTGTTTGGAATATCAACATAACCAATATTATGACGGTTACGCATAACTCCTAAGAATGAACCGTTAGCTCTAATCAATGAGATGTTTCCCTTAGACTTGAACGTGATAATAGGTTCTTCGATATAAATAAAGTAGTCAAACAAGTTATAATGCTCAATAATTTCTGTTATACCGTCAGCAATTATCTTTGCACGTTCCAAAGGGTCTTTGCTTTTACCACCTGCAATTGAACCTACTACATACTCATTTGTCAAAGGGTTGCGAAACGCATAACCAGTATTAGAAGTGCTAAAGTCAATAGCTAAGGCTTTGCTCATAAATCAGAACTCAATTCAACATAAAGTTCTTTAGTAATTTCTCCAATATCAAATAAGTGCTTAACATAGTGTTCGTACTCAATCGGAGTTAATACTTCTTTTTGTGCTAAAATATGTTCTTTATTCATTTCTTTATTCTCCCTTAAAAATTAAAGCTGTATCAAGATTAATCAAACCACATTCAACAGCGTTAAGTAAGAACTCGTTAAAGTCAACTTCTGACAATGTTTCTTGCTTAAATAATAGCTGTGCTTCTGTCATTTGCTTTCCTCTCTTAACTTCTTTATATAGTATAACATATGCACTTTTTAGAGTTGAGTTATCCTCTGTTATGTAAGATATGATTGACTTTGTAGGCATTTTATGTTATACTCTTTATAGGAGGTAACTATGGCTAGAGATAAATATCTAATGTACTTACGACAGCAAGAATACAAGAAACGTATTAAACTTAAAGTAGCTAATACAAGAGCTAGAATGAACAGAGAATACATGAATCAGCCAGAAGTAGATAAGGAAACATTAGAACTATGGAACAATCAGCCAGCAATACATTTTGATTTAGGGGAAAATAAATAAATTATATTAAAAAAAATAAATCAGCCCCTTAGGGCTTTTTGTTTCACGCTTGACCGAAATTTGACTAGAAGTGGCAGAAATTAAGTGCATTGAGTGTCCTGTTTGTAAAGTATGGTATCAGTAAGCACAATCAGCTTATTGTTTGTAAGATTTCTAAAGGAATTCCGGAGTGTTTGATAATCTCTTTATCTTGTACTGGAATTGTGAAATGTTCAAGAAAACAAGAAAAATAAAATGTACGGAAAAATAATTATTAGTGTCCAAAATTAAAGGTTAATATATTCTACTACGTTTTTTTTTTTGCACATTAATAGCTAAAAACCGAACAATAAATGTAAATAAATATGTACAAGCATAAAAACAATAGTTATTTCCGAACAATATTATTATTCTTGACGAGTCTAAAATAAAAGTATATAATTAATTTATCATCAAGAAAGGAGATAAAAACATGGCTAGACCTAAACAAGAATTTTGTTCTAATTGTAACGGAGAAAACCCAAAATGTAAATATAAAGAGACTGGTCGTAAATGTCGTGTTGGAAAAGCTAAAGGTAAAGCAAAAGGAAAGGCAATAGGCAAAGCTAAAGGTAAAGCAAAAGGAAAGGCAATTTCAAAAGAAACAATAGAAAAAAGAGACAATTATGATTCACTTCTGGGAGACTTTCAAACAGATTACTTGAATTTTATGTATGATAGAGCATTTAAATACTCAATAAACAAAGAAACAAATAAAGTTGAGTATGAACAAAAGTTTCATACAGTTTATTCTTTTGAAAGATATTTAAACAACATTAATCAAAAATCACTGGCAAGTTGGGCTAGAAGAAAATATGGAGAAAATATGAAAAACTTTAACACAAAAACAGATAAAATAACATTTGATGAATATGAAAAATTCATTTATAGAAAAACTTATGGAAAAAAAGATGACGCTATAAGAGAAAAATTAAATAACGAACAACCCAAAACAACGGATGAAATAGAAAAACTTCGTCTTAAACAAGAACAAGTTTCTAAAGATATTACTAGAACTCAATCATTAGAAGAGGCGATTGCAACAGCTAATGAAATAGAACGAAAACTTAAAGAATGTGATTTAAAAAGCATGACAGACGAAGAGGCTTTAAAAGAAATTGCTGACTTAGCTAACGAAATTGATTTATCTTGGTTCAAATAATAAATAACAGTCATTTACGATGATGAAAACGGAGAAAATAGATGAGTTATACAACAAAACACAAACCTTACAAACTGAAAAGCATTAAATGTAATGGCTGTGGCTGGTCAATATCACACTGCATGGACTTAAAAAAAGAACAACTTAGAATAAAAAGTTTAAAAAAAGAAGTTGTAAAAGAATATATCCATGTAGATAACCCTAAATGTAAGCATTGCATTGAATTAGAAAAAAGGAGAAACAAAAAATGAAAAATAAATGTATTAAGTGTCAGCAAATAAGAAAAGCAAGTGGTGTAAGTTATTTAAAGTGCTGTAAATGCAAACAAAAAGCTAGTGATGAAATAAAGAAAAGCAAAAAGAATAAAAGTGAAATGGCTAAAACTAATGAGGAACTAAGAAAAATATCTAAACGATTAAATCAAGATAGTATAAACAAATTCATAAAAGAAAGAAATGGAATTAAGGCTTGACAAATATAAAATAATTTGATACTATGGTATAAGAAAAGGAGAATAGATGAAAAGTATAACTATATTACAGATTATTTTTGATGTAATTCTAATAGCTTTATTTGGATATTCAGGATTTACTGTTGAAATCATTGATTTGTTTGTTGCTTTATTATGGTGTCTTTGCTTATGGCGACACATTTATCAGCTTAATAGATTTAATGCTTGACTTTTCAAGCCTTTTTTGATATTATATACTAAAGGAGAAATAAATGACTAGCCTATTTGATAAAGTAAGCACAGCTAAAGAACTTAAAGAATCAGAAGACTTTTCAGGCGGTTTGCTTTGGAATGTACAAGATATTTTGCCTAAAGGTTCACTTGGTCTTATAACAGGTAGTGAGAAGAGTATGAAGTCATCACTAGCTCAAGATTTAGCGCAGGCAATGGCATTAGGAGAACCGTTCGCTGGACGAGAAACAACTAAAACTAATGTGTTATTTATTCAGAATGAAAATAGCAGACTGACAGAACATCAACGCTTGAAAGGCTCAAGAAGAGATAGTCCTGATAACTTATATTTTTTACACGGTGGAGCTTTTAAACTTGATACATGGAAATATGACAGCCAAGGGAAAAAGCACAATGTAGGGCTTAGAGAGCTATATAACTTCATACTAGAAAAAGACATTGGACTTGTTATCTTAGACCCTCTTAAAGACTTGTTAGATGACAACGATATAATCAACGCAAACCAACCAATGGCAGAAGTCCTAAGAGGAATTACAAACCTTAGAAATACTTTAGATATGAAGCACGACAAGTATGTAACGTTTATGATTGTGGCACATGCTAGAAAACAAGCTGGCGAACAGTCTTTAACAGAACGTGATTTTCGTATCATTCCAAGCCATATATTGGGAGCTACGACAATTCCTTCTTGGTACGAGATAGCCTTTACTATGTCGCCAAAGATTAATAGCAAAACTAAAAATGGTTATTCTGTTATGAAAGTATTTGCTCGAAACTTTGCTTTCAATAATGAAATTCTTTGGGGTTACGTTGGTTCGGCTTTCACATCAATTGACCAGAATAAAAAAGAGCCCGATAGCGAACTAGTGGAAAAAGTAAAGGCTGAAACTCCAATCGAAACGACGAAAGAATCGGCACAGGCTTTCTTAGACTTAGCTAAAGAGCAAGGAAAGGTAATAGAGAATGATTGAAAAATGGTATGTAGTTAAAGTTTCAGAAAAAAATAATAAAAAATATAATGTGCAAAATAATTTTGTAGTATTTCCTTGTACTGATATTTTTGACCAAGTTATTGAGCGTTTGGGAGATACAGTTGTTTTGACTACACCAAGCAAAGAGATCGCAGAAAGCACAAAGAGAGCGTTAAATGAACAATTATGAGAACAAGGCGATTAATTTGCATGCCGAAGTCTACGGCTGGCTATATCGTGCATTGGAAGAAATGATAAAAGCTGAATGGCATAATGACGAACTTTTCAAAGTCTGGCTTGGTCGTGCTGAATTTCTAGTCAGACAGTCAAAGAAATTGCATAACGCTTGTGAAAATGATTATTCTAAACGTGCATTAGTTAGAGCCTTGCAATTAAAAGCAGAAATAAATGAAAAAATATCATCTAATGCTTTACAATAGTAAATAATTTTGATATAATAATATATATAGAAATAAAGGAGAACTAAATGGTAGTTAAATTAACGCAAGAACAAGACAAATTTATTAAAACTTTTGGGACAGACAAAAGCAAAGCATTTTATTATATTTCTCGTTGGGGTTGGAACTATCCTCTTGAAGATGGTTATGGAAAAGTTTATGAAACAACAGAAGAAAAACCATTTGGACAATTCGATGAAAAAGAAAAAATGTTAAATGCCATTATTAATGGTTATGAAGTAATTTTTGAACCTAAATTTAAGTTTTATAATTTTTCTGATAGTAGCGGAGACACTCCGTTGTATTATGTAGGTAAAACAAAGGAGCTAGTGGGAAATAAGGAACTTGCACTTGAAGTTAAAAAAGATAGTGAAGAATACAAAGCCTTACTAACTTTAGGTTTCATTATAGAATCATGATAACATCTTTTGAATCACTAGCTGAAAGGCGATTGATAACTCTTAATTATCACAAAAAGGGCAGTCAGCAGTACATCAACAGCTTAAATTATTTTGAATATGCTAGAATATACTTTGAAAAAAATGGCTTTCCAGAAGATAACAGACGAGTTTATCAAAGTGGCAAGCGAAAAGGTCAAAAGGTTGGCTGGTCTGATAAAGAGGAAAAACAGCAAAAAGACGATATTAGGAATTTCATATATGGAAAGCAACTTCAAAAGTTTAAGAGCAGAAGAAAAAGCAAGTAAACATTATGCTAGAGGCGTTAGAAAGCTATCTAGTGAGCTTAAAGATATTAACGTGACAAAGTATAAGGCTGAACCTAACGAGTGCCTGTATGGCTTGATAAGTGAATTATGGAGCTATTGGGGCAAAGGTTATATTTTGCAACTACTTAAATATGATATCGACATTTCAAGACAAGGCAATACTTTTATTGTAGAAAGAGGAGAAAATGGAAAAAACAATTAATATTAAATTTGATGACAAACAGTTAGAAGAAATTTCAAAAAGAGTTATTGAAAATATCATGAAAGAAACTAGAACCAATCTTTATGAGCTTTCAGATACAGGTCGTGAAGATCCAAAGGAAAAACGTTCAGTAATGTACTTAGAATTTAATGAAGCTGATAGTACAAGCGATAAAGGAAAACTTTACTTTGGACATGCTTTTCATACTTTGACAAAAAGGTATGCTTCGGAGTTTTGTTTATCTCGTGAATATGATTTAAAAAAAGCCTTAGAGCTTAAAAACCAAGGATGGAAAGAAGAGGTTGTCGAATGAGCGAAGTTGAAACTTTTGTTAAAATTGAGGGTTTTGAAAATTACGAAGTATCTAATCTAGGCAAAGTTAGAAATATAAAAAGCGGAAGAATACTTAAACCTTATCTTACTAAAAAAGGATATTTAATGCATTTATTATACGAAAATAATAAACAGAATCATCTACTTCTACACAGAATTATAGCGACTGCCTTTATAGACAACCCTGAAGAAAAGCCTCAAGTTAACCATATTGACGAAAATAAGTTAAATAATGATTTAAGTAACCTTGAATGGTGCACTGCAAAAGAAAACATGATACACGGTACTAGAACAAAAAGGGCTGCTGAAAAATGGTCCAAAAAAGTTATTCAACTAGACTTAAATGACAATGTATTAAATGAATTTGAATCAATGAAACAAGCAGGACAAGAAACAGGAACTTCAGCAAGTCATATAAGCCATTGTTGCAATGGAAAAAGAAAAAGCGCAGGCGGCTATAAGTGGAGGAAAAAATGAGCGTATACGAAAAATTAAGCGTCATTAATGTTAATGATAAAAAGAGTAAAAAGAATAATCTTGACTATCTGAGTTGGGCGTTTGCTTGGGCAGAAGTTAAAAAAGTATATCCTGAAGCCAATAGTAAAGTTTATGAAAACGAGCAAGGGTTAAATTATCACACAGACGGTCGCACAGCATGGGTTAAAGTTGGAATGACTATTGAGGGCCTAGAACACATTGAATATCTACCTGTAATGGACTATCGTAACCAATCTATCCCAGTTGAAAAACTGACTTCAATGGACGTAAATAAAGCCATTCAGCGTGGACTTGTTAAGGCAATCGCCCGTCATGGTTTAGGGCTATACATTTACGCAAATGAAGATTTGCCCGACTTGACAGAAGAGCAGAAAGAACTTGAAGCTGAAAAACAACGACTTAGAGAGATTCAACCACTTATCAAACGAGCTGAACAACTAGGATACCAAAATATTGACAGCTTAAAAAATAAGACTAAAAAAGAAATTACCGACATCATGACGATTTGGTTAGCACAGCAAGAAGCAGAAAAAGGAAAATAAAAATGGCAATCATTACAGTAACAGCACAAGCGAACGAAAAAAATACACGTACAGTAAACACTTCTAAAGGAGATAAGAAAATTATTTCAGTTCCTTTATTTGAAAAAGAAAAGGGATCTAGCGTAAAAGTTGCGTACGGTTCGGCTTTCTTGCCTGACTTCATTCAATTAGGCGACACCGTAACGGTCAGCGGTCGTGTACAAGCTAAGGAATCAGGCGAGTACGTAAATTATAACTTTGTTTTTCCTACGGTTGAAAAAGTATTTATCCCTAATGATAATAGTAGTCAATCACAAGCTAAACAAGACTTATTTGGTGGAGCTGAACCGATTGAAGTTAACACGGAAGATTTACCTTTCTAGCGGGGAGTTGGTTTCATGTACACAGCAGAAGAGAGAGAGCAAATTATCGATATCGTGGATAAAATGAGCTTACTTAAACAAGACTTTGACGGAGCTTTCACTTGGATAAAAGAGAACGTATCAATGCCATTTGACTTTGACGGAGAACAGCAATTTATATCAGACTTGAAGCAGTTAGTAAAAATTAATGCTTTGAAGTTTGGTAAAATATATGAGGGAGTATTAAATTGACAACATTACGAGAACTGCATAAAAAACTTAAAATTAAACAAACGCTTGATAACTATGTACGAAACACAAATAAGAAATACAAATATAACTTTGTTCCTGATGAAATTCTTGGCGAGGGAATGGCTAAACTGATCGAGCTTAACACGCAAGGCAAACTTGGACGACATGCACAGCAAATTGCTTACATCAATCATAACTTGAGCTTACAGCGTCAAAAGGAGCAGTTGGAAGAAGCTAACGTTCGACTTGCTAAACGTGCTGAGAAAGCCCAAAAATTGCTTGACACGGAGCTCCTGAAAGATAGCTACATCGAAACACTAGAAATGTTTAGTAAATTCAACGCTGTTAAACCTAGCTTATTTGGCGAACTTGAAACACCTGACAAAGTGATTGAGTTCATGGAAAAGAACGGAGTAAAACAAGGTAAATGGCTACGTCCTGAAGGGGTTGACGCTTGGTTCAAAGAACGAATTATTTGGTTCAAGAATAAATTGAAAGAACAATAATAATTAATAATAAAAACTTTTTGCTTGACGGCTTATGGTTTTTTTGTTATAATTACTTTAACGAATGAAAGGGAGAAAAAATGAGATACAAAAAAATAGATGATTTAATAGTCTTTTAAAACTGAAAAATTTATAAAGAAATGAAAAACAAATGTAAATTAACTGGGTTAACAAAAACAAAAACTGGTTATTTAAGAGTAGGAGTAAAAGGTAAAGTTATATATGTTCATAGACTTGTTATGTTAGCTTTTTACGGTAAAAGTGATTTAACCGTTGACCATATAGACGGAAATAAAGAAAACAACAACTTGACTAATTTAGAGTATGTAACACAAACAGAAAATGTAAAAAGATTTCATGATAAAAAAGTATTATGGAATAATAGAGAATTTAGAAGCTTCAAAGATTTAGCTAAATACATCGGAGTTTCCCAGCCAACCGTTTCAAGAATTTATAATAAAGGTTGTAATTTGAAAGGATATATAATAGAGGTAGTAAAGTGAAGGTAAATAATGTATAACACAACCTTTAGAGAAAGACCGCCAAGAACGAACGCACCAATGCAACCAAGAAACGGAGAAAACAAAATGGAGTTAGTCGAATGCCAAACATGCGGTGCTCACTCAATGACTAATGGTAAATGTGATTATTGTAGAAACCAGTACGAAGTAAATGAAGATAAAATATTTTATGGTAATTCAAAAGAAGATGATTCATCATTAGATGAGGATATAACCTTTCAAGAAACTAAAACAGGTAAACTAATACTTAAAATCATGATTTATACTTTAGTATCTATTATTTGGTTTGCTGTAACTGTATTTATTCCGCCATTATTTATAATAACAATTATTTTATTAGTGGTTTATTGCATTCATCGCTTGACAATTAAAAAGAAATAGCTTATAATAAGGTATGGAATAAACTAGAAAGGTAACAATGAAACAAAAATACTTTAATGACAAAAAATATTGCCACTGCTTCGATATACCAATGAGTAATGGCTTAGGAGTTTGCAAAGATTGTAGAGGATACGTGAATATCTGTTATAGTTGCGATCGCTGTTTGCACTGCTGGTATACATCACAAGTTGAACTATTTACTGAATACGATGAACCTAAGTTGCTGGAACTTATAGAAAACTGGAATAAAATATATCAAACTAGAAAGACAAAGAACAGTTAATTCTTGACAAAGTAAAAGTAATTTGATAGAATGTAATTATGAAAGAGGTGCAGAGATGACAACCGAAGAAATAGTACAAAACTATCAAGTGAAATTGTTAAAGATTATATTTAAAGAGATTGATAGCCTGATGAAGAAGAAAGAAAAGGCTGATATAAACGCACAAAAACTTGCTGAAAATGGGTACTCTGTGAGAACATCAGCTTATTGGAAGTCGGTTGGAAATGCAGAGTTTTATATTAAAGAGATGTACGCAAAGTTTGACGCTTTATCTGAAATTGATAGACTATTCCATTGGTCAAGTCGTCTACATCAAGAACAATTAGAATTTGTAAGCAAATACCCTAAAGTTATGGAAAAATACAGACAAGTAAATTAAGGAGAATAAAATGAAATTAGATTTAGAAACAGCAAAAACTTTGACAATAATTATAGGTGTCATCTTTACAGTTATAGTTATTGCTTGGCTGGCTATGATTGCAGTATTGAGTATTACATGGCTTGGAGGAATCATCTAATGGGATATATACAATATATTAAATGGCTAAACGGAGAAACGACGCACACAAGTTATAATATGCCTATTGAGAAAATTATTGATATAATGAAAAGCGATTTGAATTGTGGATCTATTGCCACTTGGCTAGAAGACGAAAATGGTAAAGAGTTAGCTTATTTTGATAAACATATTCAATTAATAACAGGAGAAGAAGAAATGAAAAAATCAACAAAAGAAGAAGTATTAGAAAGAATTAATTTCGATATTCATGTTCATAGACGTTACATCAAAGAAGTTTTAGACGCATTAGAAGAAAAAGGCTATATTAAGTTTAAAAAAGAGCCTAAAAAGTATAAAATATTTGTTAAACTTGTTACCATTGGAGAAGAAAATAAAAAACTTTACTATGTAAACGAACATCATTTGACTGATAATATTGATGAAGCTAAGCGGTTTGGGCTTAATGAAGACAAATATGGATATGCCTATGAGTATGTAAAGGAGTATTAAAGTGAACTTACAAGAGAATCAACACTATCAAAATCAATATGGACAACATCTTAAAGATTTTATTATTGCAAATGACCCAGAATTTTGGAAAACTATTTCCATTTGGTCAGCTATTAAATATTATATTAGAGCTGGTAAGAAAGACGGAGAAAGCCTAGAGAAAGACTTAGGAAAGTGTAAAGATTATGTTAAAGAATATGTAGCTTTAGACGGAAGTGGTAGCATAAACGAAGTCATGGAAGAACTAGAACTAGTTAAAGCTCAATTTGAAGCATGGAAAGGCGAATAAAATGACAGAAAAAATTATTATCTCTAAAGAGTTGAACGAATGGCTGAAAGACCACCAAACGTTAGATACTGATGACACAATATATAGTAAACGTTTTGGCAGAGAAATTTTCGATAAATTGTATGAAGAAGTAGAAGTTAGCGATACAGAAAAATATATAAATATTTTGGCAGCGTTTGGCTTGAGCGGTAATACTAAAGTAGCACACTTATGGTTATTATTGAATCGTGATAAGTGGGAAGTAGAACAAGATGAGTTATTTTATATCTGTATTCCTGAACCTGATAACGTTAATGCTTGGCTAATTAAAGGCGGAGGTATGGGTTTCTATTCTCGGCCACCTATTAATGAACGTTATAAATGGACACAAGAAGAAATTGATAAACATGAAGTAGCTAAACATCTACAACATTTTAAAAGTAAAGTAGAAGAATGAAAGTAAAAGAATTAATCAAAGAGCTAGAAAAGTTCGACGAAGATATGGAAGTTCAGTATGATTATGACGGAAGGTTCAGTACCATGCCTATTGATGATGTGTATACTTCTAATGAATATTATGATAAAGATAGAAAAGAAGTAGTGATTTTATATTAAAAGAATGAAAAGTTTATGCTTGACAGTATGAACTTTTTTTGATATCATAGTCTTATAGAAATAAAGGAGAACGAAACAATGATTGATGAAGCAATTACTGAAAGATATGTTTTTAAAATAATTTATATTAACGGAGCCGAACAAGAATTTGAACATGGAGGAATTTATGCAAGTGTAAAACAAAGATATTTGTGGTTTAAAGAAAACAAAGAAATTGCTAAAGTTTTTGTATTTAAATTAATGCCCCAACAGCTAGATACATCAGATTGGAGTAGTTAAATAATGAAAATGAGAAAGGATATGGAGATAATAGCTTATAACCCTATGACGGAAGAAGAACTACATTTTAGTTGTAAGGCTCAATGCGCTAAGTATTTCGGACTTAAATCTAATACAGTTCTTGGTTGGTTTGCCTTTGGTAGACCTGTAATCGAACTACTGACAGACCTAGATAGAAACCAAGTGGAAATTGAAAAGCAAAGCAAACTAAATGGCTTTGAATTGTTTACGATTAAGGAGTGGTTAGATTATGTGTAAAAAACGAAAATACACTAAAATGGGCGCTTTATATTCAATAGCTACTGCCCAGCATATTAAAAAGAACAAGAAAAATAAGAATGACAAGATACCAGTTAGGGCTTATTACTGTAAGTGGTGCAAAGGATATCACTTATCAAGTCAGCAAAGACTAAATATAAAGACGGGAGTAATTGGATAATGGGAAATGAATGGACTTATTACAAAGTTACATGGTACGAAGAGAAAATTACTGGAGCTATATTATTTTGGCAAGAAAAAGAAGCTAAAGTTTATAGTCTAAGAGAAGCACGTGAAATTAAAGAATCAAAAGAATTTAAAACAGGGCATAAAGCGGAAATTAGAAAAATAACTGAAATAACGGAGTTTATAGCATAATGACAAATGAAGAATTATATGAAAGAATAACTAGTGTGCTAAAAGAGCAAGGTATCAGAATTAGTCAATTTGAATCAAAAGTTAAAGCCGAAACAGGTAAATACCCTAACTTAAAAGCCACTAAATCACGTTTGAGTTTACCAAATACCGTAGCATTTCCTTATCTTACTGTGTTTTTCAATGATGATGAAATGCACGAAATTACACTTAAAAAGATTGATAGCGTAGGAGATAACGGAGAAGCGTTTGACTTATTAGATGAGATATTATCGAACTTAGAGCCAAGTAAAGAATATCTATATAAACAACGATTGAAGCGTAAAATGCAAAGGGAGGCAATGAGATAATATTACACAAGTACACACGGAAGATTAATAGTTCAAAATATCCACGGTCAACAGCAAGAAAGATTGCGAACGACTTGAATAAGAATGACTGCTTCAATAATTATCTAGTAAGCCTTGAGTTAGGTTCTAAAAGGTATATTATTGAAAAATTTGAAATTAGAGGTATGAATAGATGAAGCGTTACTACATAGAAGAAGACGACAATGGCAAAGAGATTAAGCGAAAACTCACAACTTTTGCTAATGATGATTTAACACAGCTTTCAGATGATGAACTAGAAACATTATATTATGAATCATCTGCTCAATTTTTAGCTAAAGCATTGCACTTTAAAAAGATTGAGAACGAACTATTTTCAAGAAACATTGCAGGAGATGAAATTATAAAACATGCTGGAAATAATATTATTGAAGCTATTGAGGAGGTAAACTGGTTTTGTTAGATAGTTATCTAATTCAAGCAAAGAATGAAGTAGGAGAAAGAATAACAGCAATTATATGGGACAAAAAATTAGGCTGGGTAATTTATCCAAGTTCTAAAGCTGTAAAAGACGGAATAGAAAAAAGCATGGCATAAGGAGAATAAATATTTTTATTTTAACAGACGCAGATATTCAAAGTATCGTATTGATTCAACAAGCTCATAAAAAGACAGACAAGGACTTTAATGATATTGTGGCACAATTATATGAACAAGAGTTTAAAACGCAAGAGAAAGCGAAATATGAGCATATAAGGCAAGCTAAGGAGAAAGCACTTGAAGAACAACGAGTTGAAGCTGAAAAACAAGCCGAAGTTGACAGAATCGCAAGAGAACATGATAAGGCGACTGAACAACCTAATACCGAAAGGGCGCAAGAAGTTAGTATAGAAGCTGCACCAAACACAGAAACTAATAGCATTATTGGAAGTGATTGGTCAAGCGTAAGTTCTGAACAAGCTAGTGAATACCTAGCAAGTAAGACAGGAGTAAGCGCTAGTAAATGGCTTGATGTTATTTACAAGGAATCTAGCGGAAACCCTTATGTTGAGAACCCTATTGGGTGCTGGGGACTATTACAGATTAATCAAAGCGTTCATGGTCAAGTATCTAATTTAAGTCCACAGGCTTATTTAGACAAAGCAGTAAGTATATACCAAGGTTCAGGTGGAACTGCATGGGCTACTTGGTAAAATATAAAATAGATAGCAAATTAAAAATCAAAAAATAGAAAGTAGGATATCTTCATTTACAAAAGAAAAACAGCTATAAAGCTGTCTTTTTTTTTAGTTTACTTTTCCATATTCTGCTTCAAATTCCTTTTGATACATAATGGTTTCTGGTAACTTAATCGCTCCAAATTTACCTTGGAAACCGCCAAGCATACGAGTTGTTTTAATATGTCGTGCTGATACTCCATTGCATACATACCAATTTTTAGTGTCTTTACAATTAATTAGAAACATTTCAATTTCTCCGCTTTCTGTTGTGTTATTGTTATCTGTGCTTACAGTTTGCCCTGTAAGGCGCTTGTTTAGTTCTGCGATAAAGTATGAGCGACAGCTTTCCACCGTTCCACCGTGAACTTCTACGGAACGTCTAGGGCATGAAGTTGCTGATAGTTCTTGATGTAGCTTCACAGTATCATGATTAGGAGTTAGTCCCCATTGTTTCATATACTTAGCCACGTCATCTAGTACCGCTTGCTCATTTCTCAAGAACTGGCTTAAATCGCCCTCTGATTGGCACACTTCCCAACTTGCGTAATTTGCATTACCATATGAGTTAGCACAATGATATGCCATATTAGAGAAATCAGAAGCCTGTAATCGCCCGTCGTTTCCAATATAAACATGAGCAAAGCCATTTTCTGGGTTTTGTTTAGGCAGCCAATCATTATAGAAGCCAGCGTTAGCACCGTTTGAGCCTGCGTCGTTGTGAATTACAACCCCAGTAGGATTATACCCACGAACGCCAGCATTAGTTATATTCATTCTTTTTTATCCTCCGTTTGTTCTTCTTCAACTTCAGGAATATTTACGCCATTCTTTTTGATAAGTTTAAGCAAACCAGCAAACATTGGGCTGATACTTGCAATTAAATAAATAAATTGACCTACAAAGTATAGTAACCCTACGTTGATTACAGTTTTTGCAATATCTGAAGTAGAAGGAGTTTGAGTAAAGTAGAAGACTGCATATAAAACCCACAGGGATAATACAACTGTCAAATCAATTACAAGTCTATGTTTGAAAGGCGGGTTCATCTTTTCTCTATCTTTGACCCATGTAGCGAAAAGAATCGCTAAAATTAAGATAGTTATTAAAATCATTCTGGTTACCATTTTATTTTGCTTTCTATTTTGTTATTTGATGAAATACACGGAAGTACCACGAATAGAGCCATTCGCTCCATTAGCGCCCCACCACCTAAATGTACCGTCAGTTTCTAAGTCAATATGGAAAGAATTTGTCGTATTAGCAAAGTGTCCAACTAATTCTTTTGTCTTATCTGGGATAATTTGAAATGGTGCTTTTACAGCAAAGGTTTGTCCAGCATTAATATTTGTCAGTCTACCTATCCATTTAATTTCTACTATATCAGCTTTTTTTTGCCAGCTCAAGGTAATTCCATTACCTATTTCAAGTGACCCATATGTTGTTGAAACGCTATTTATGACAGCTTTATCTAAATATGTTATGTTGTTAGGCGCTTGTTCACTAATGACACCCATTCCGTCAGTTGTTATAATATCAATTAAGACTTTCAGTACTCCTGAACGGTTATTCAAGTCAACATTATTGCTATTGTCTACGTTTTCTGCTGACAAGCTGACAGGATTAGCAGTTTGTGTTAAGTCAATGTTTGCATGAATATAGTTGACAGAATTAGCTTTTAAAGCTACTGTTTCACTTAATAATTCAAAGTATCTACCTCCAGCAATAATTGAAGTGTTGGGATACATTACATTAAGACTTGTATTTAATGGTTCTACCCAGTCTTTGCGCCTGATTGTTTTATAGTCCATTCCGGTCAACATCATATATAACTTTGCGTCATTATTAGAACCGACTGGAAAGTCTGTTCCATTTGGACTGAAAAACGTGAAGTTTTTAATTGTCATTTTTAACCTTTCTTGAAATTATCTTTGCTTTATCTAAAACTGGGTTATCAGTAATTGATAGCTCCAACAATCTAAATTTTCTACCACCATACGGATAACCTCCAATTGATACAAATTGACCGACTTCGTACAAGAGCGTAGTTTCGATTCTAAGCGTGTTTTCACTATTGTAATACACTTTACCATTTAATAGTTCTAAATGGTCTTTACGTAGCTCTTTATGCCCTTTAAAGCTAACTATTCTATATTTGTCTCCGTAAGTAGCTACATACTCATATAACATTTGGTTTGTCTCCACTTTCTACAAAAATAAGTCTATCATTAAACTCCGTTTTAACTCTGTCTGCTATATATCCTGAATATAGTTTTCCTTCGTACCAAACATCGACCAAGTCATTAACATACAAAGGTAAGAGTTCGTTTTGGTTAAAGATTAACCTTGTAACGATCGTGGAGGGAGAAATTTCAGCTTTGATAGTAGATATATCTGGAGGGTTTCCATGGTCATCTCTATCATAAAACAATGTCTTAGCTGTCCTTACTTCTGGCAAGTCTGTTCCGTCTCCGCGATAAGTGCTATAATCAATGATATCTCCGTTATTTTTTGCTGTATACATTTTAGGCGGGTCTGTGTAATCATCTGTTGCTTTATTTTTAACGAATACGACAGCGAAATTATAAGCTGAACGTTCTACTATTGTCTCTGTATCCATTGCCACGCTTTGCTTAATATCCACCCTTGTCGTGATTATTTTTCTATTCCAGTTTCTTGAGGCAAAGTTAACGAACAACAAATTTCTAGGGTCTGTTTCAGATGAAGCATGTTGAATTGTTGTAGTTGGTTGAAATTGAACCTTAGAAAATATCCTTTTAGCTACATCAGTAGCTCCTGAAGTTTCTGCTTTACGGTTGATTGTAGCCTTTCCTGCAAAGATACTTGAATTGAAGAAATAACCATAACTCATTAAATTATTTTTATTAGGGTCAATTAGATAATTAATGATAGCAAAATTTGTCGTTTTAGTTATTGCGTTCGGGACGTCTAGGCTTTCAATCATTGCCCAAAAATAGTTCTTTAATGTAGCTTTGTTACTTTCGTCTACATCTGTAACAAGGTAGACCATATCTAAGTTCAGCTTTTTTTCTTTGCCTAGTGCTTCCTCAATTGGAACAACTTCAGGAAAAAGAATTTGAACAATGTCGCCAACTTCTACCGAAACGGTTAACGTGGCTGATGAAGTATAAAGGTAACCTGTTTCCCACAATTCATAATTAATGACTTGACACCTTGCTTTGGGTGTAGGAAGACCTCTTTTTTCTTTTTTACCATTAGGTAGACTAAAATCAGATATATTATAGTAATTCGGGTTAAAATTATCATAAATATTAGCTTCTAACATTAAACGAAATCCGCCTTTCTCTTGATTTTAAATTCTGCCTTAGTAAGGTTAATTAACTCCATTTGACCTTCTTTAATTATACGAGTTCTATACCGCTCAAAGTCAAGCAAAGGGAATAGATTTAATGGAATTGTTCCGTTCCACCCTTGATAAATTTCATCATTTACATCTGTATTAATTAAAATATAGCTTTGTGGCTCGGCTGTATTAAATACAATTGCAGTATATTCATTTCCAATGGTGTCTAAAAATCTAACTCCAGTTGGTACTCTAGGAAGATTTTGATATAGCATTCCGACAAAACTAAATATTTCATCTTTAATGTCCCAACGACTTAAACGCTCTATATTGCTTTCTCCATAATAAGTATATGCTTGATTTGCTATATAATTATATCCGAAGTATTCACTTATATCAGCAGTTGTGAGTTCGGTAGCTGAAGGCATCCAAGGAGTAGTGGTTGATCCTTGTTCTACCTTATACCCAGCAATACTTATTTCCCTAGTTGTACCATTATGCGTATCTAAGGAAATGATATCTCCTTTTGATAATTCTCTTGTAAAAGATACTACTTTCCAGTCAAAGTTAGTTCCATCGTCTTTTGTATCAACAATACTTCCATTTAGAGTTAAATATGATTGAACTGGTGAACTTCCGGTATTTCTAACGTATTCTGAAATTGTATAAGTTCCAGGGGTTGATACTGTGAATTTTTTTGAAATTGGAGTCCACGTAACATTTTGTGTTTTTACAGTTAGATTTTTATATGTTCCATTAGTTACCCAACTGCTTGAATTTATCCAATCTCCACTAAAATCTCTCGTTCCGTCCAACAGATTTAAGTTAGGCAATTTTAAAGAGGGATTTGACTTTAGTCTATTATAGTTTTGTAAAGCTGTTTCGCTCCCTTTATATCCGCCATAAATTTTAGACTTACCAGCGATAACTTTACCATTTTGTATTTTTTCAAAAGTTAAGTTTTCGTAAGTATACCACTTTGTAATTATATCGAACGTTATCTTTTCGCTGAAAGTTCCATTTTTGCCATAACCCTCTGTCTTTGTGACATCTGCTAAAGCTAAATCGGCATATACTTGAAAAATCTCTGTTTGATATTCAAGTGTAACGAATTTTTTGTTAAGAATATCATTAACGAAGTCTTTCATTAACCGATAGTTTTCTTCTAAACTTTCGCCAAATGTTTCCAACTTAAACTCTATTTGAGGTTGAGTGATTGAGCGTGTTCCCATTACTCCGATACCATTACTTTGCCAGATGTTATTAGTTGATTGTAACCCTAAATTAGAGGGCTGGTAAAATCTAACTTTTCCATTTGTGACGTCCCAAACTTTGTCATCTGTTCCGTCTAAGTTGGTATGTATTTTATACTGTCTTACCATTAAGCCCTCCCTAGGTCAAATTCTCGTCTGATTGCTCGTGCTAAGTTAGAAACATCTTGACCAGCACCACCTTGTATGTTGAATGTGTTATATGTTCTATTGTCGCTTGATACGCTGTTAGTGCTTAGACCATAACCGCTAGAAGATAAATTGACATCTGTTAAGCCTATTACCATTGAACCTTTGAACAGTCCGCCGACAAACTTAGAAACTCCATTAATCGCGCCACTAATTTTATCTAAAGTTCCTGAAATACCTCCTAGAATATTATCAATTAAATCTTTTACTCCTCCAAATGCGTTAGCAAAGAAGTCATAAACTCCACCAAATACACTTGTAATTGAGTCCCATGCTCCTTTAGCAATATTACCTAAAGCTCCAAGTGCGTTACTTACTGCTTCCTTAGCTGAATCGAATACACCACCAAACCATGAGCCGACTGAACTAAATACACCTGTTATTGAGTTCCAAGCGTTACTAGCAAAGCCACCAAGAGCGCCGAATACTCCACTAACGACACCACGAACCGAATTGAATATTCTACTAAAGAACCCAGATACTGCATTCCATATTGAGCTAACTACTCCCCAAGCACTAGAAGCAAAACTTCCGATTGCGCTGAATACACTAGATACGACTCCTTTTACAGCGTTAAATATTCCACCAAAGAAGCCAGATACCGCATTCCATACTCCAACAAGTACATTCCAAGCTGAACCGGCAAAGCTACCGATTGCGCTGAATACTGTAGAAACTATTGAACTAACAGCATTAAATATTCCACCAAAGAAACCTGATATACCTTTCCATGCGTTAACGACTAATTGGTAAGCACCGCGAATAATAGCCAAGATAAGTTGAAATGCTAAGTTAATAATAGAGCCTATTAGATTGAATATAGATTGATAAAAACTAACTAAAGGTTGGAAAGTTGTAACAAACCAGTTATAAGCACCTGTCACTAAAGAAGCGATAGTTGTAAATACAGTTGTAACGATAGTAACTATTCCATTCCATAACCCTGTGAAAAACTCTGTAACACCAGTCCATGCTGTTTGAATTCCAGTAACAACAGTTGTCCATAAGGTAGTAAAGAATGTTGTTATTCCGTTCCAAATATTTTGAATACCTTGTACAATACCGCTGAACCAATCAACTAAACCTTGCCAAATTCCTTTTGCTCCGTCAACTGCTCCGTTCCATATATCAGCAAACCATTGACCGATACCGCTAAAGAATGAAACTATACTATCCCATGCACTCTTTAAGAAGTCCACAAAACTAGCCCAAGCCTTTTTACCTGTTTCGGTTTGAGTGAAGAAATAAACTAGACCAGCAACGACCGCTGCAATTGCGGCTGCAATCAATACATAAGGATTAATTGCAGCAACAACATTAAAAGCCTTCATTACTCCTGTTCCTGCTTTAATTGCCGTTTGTAACTTTTTGAAAGCACCGATAGCCGTGACTATTCCAGAACCGATTTTAAAAGCTATAAACCCTGCCGATAAAGCAACTAAAGAAGCTTTTATAACATCTATTGCGCCTTTACTTTCACTAATCTTTTTAACGAAATCAGCTATTTTGGCAGTAGCTTTTTGCAAAGACTCCGCTAAGCCCCAAAGTACTTCCATTGTAGAACCGATTGCGTCCGCACTACTTTTAGGAGCTTTTTCTAAAGGAAGAAATGACTTAACAACATTCAGTATTATGCTTCCCACTGAGCCAAGAATTGATTTTACGTTTTCCCAAACTCTACCAAATTCTGTTAACGTTCCTGATACTTTTAATTCTTCCCATAATGTCGTTATCCACTTAACAATGTTTTCAACAGATTTACCAGCACCTTTGCCCCACTCATCCATTTTACCAATTACAGCATTTATAACAGGTGTCAAAGCCTCAAGCGTAGGAAGTAAGGCTTGCGATAAGTCTTCATTAAAACCAGACCAAGTGTCCCTTATAGTTTTTGTAGCACCGCCTGAACCGTCTGCTGCTTTTTGCATAGCCTTATCGAGCATATCCATTGAAACAGCGCCGTCTGTAACTGCATCGTTAAATGAACTATATTGCTGTAGTTGTGGGTTCATTTGCATAACAGTATCTTTTAATGAAGCGCTAAGAGCCGTGTTATTATCTGTCAACTGATTAATATTTTCGGCAGTAACTTTTCCAGAAGCTGACATCTGACCATAAGCCTGTGCAACACCTTTAAGGTTTTCTCCAGTACCACCAAACGCTTGGTTAGCTTTTACTAGCGCTTCTGTTTTGCCAATTGCTGTTTTAGCACTATCCCCTAAACCAATAAAAGTCGTTGAAAGTTTTAGAGTATCTTCGCTATTTGCGTTTGTATCTCTAGCGAGCTTCTGCATAGAATTGCTTACATAGTCAAAATCTTCCGCATTACCTTTGAACTTCATTGTGTTTTTCAAGGCAATCATGGCTGTTTGAGTATCCATTGCGTCGGATATCCAGCCTCTTAAGCCATTGCCAACAGCACTAACAGCACTTGAACCTATTTGCCTGAATGCACCAATAGCAATCTCTCTAAGACCGCTAAAGCGTGACTTCATGCCGTCAATTCCGCTATTTACACCCTTGGTGTCCATTTTAGCGTCAATGTTCCAAGAGCCTGAACTAATAGCGCCCTCTACTTGCTTTATTTCGCCCTCTAGCCTGTTAGCTTGTGTTTCTGCTGTTCCTAAGTCTCTAGTAAGTTGTAACCATTTCTTTTGACCTGCTGACGTACCTTTGTCAACCGTAGAGAGTTCTTCTTTTAATTTTGTTGCTTTGTCACGTGATAAGCCCAACTGCGTTTGTAAATTCTTCTGCAATTGCGCCATTTTACCGGTATTTGTGGGGTCAAGTTTTAGAGCTTCACGTAAGTTTTTAGCTTCTCCTCTAAGCCCTGACATTGCGGTATTAACACCTTTAAGTGAGTTCTCGAACTTTGTGGTATTACCGTATATCTCGACCTCAAACTTTGCATTACTTGCCATTACATACCCTTTCTTTTACGCCTTTTCTCTTTTTCCTTTTCCTCTTTCTTCTTCTCTGCAATAAGTTCAATTATTTTATAAACTAGTTCCAATTCCATTTCCATGAACTGCGTTATATCAATTTCGTTATTGCCCAAAATAGTCAAAAGTTCTAAAGTTTTATTTTCCCTTACAGTATCTTTCTTTTTCTTAATCAATGAACTAGAAGAAAAGAAGACTGTATCGCCTTCCGCTTCCTCTTTTTCTTGAATAAAAACAGTTTTACAGAAGATGTTAATTAACTCATTAGTTGTAGGTAGCTCTGTTTTATCGTCTAAGGCGTTTTGCAAACCTCCGTTACAATCTACCCAAAGTATCAATAACTTGTCTGTAAAGCTCTCCATTTGCTCTGTAAAGTCATCAGGAATATATCCAGCGACAAAAGAATTTTGTAGGTCTGCAAAGTCTTTCAAATCTGTAATAAAGTCTGAACCAGTTAGTTCTAAGTATCTAATTGCATGTTTTAAAATCATTTACAGTCCTTTCAGCTCATTAAATCTCTTTCTGCCACAGTTCGACAAGTTCTTTAAGTCCTTTACCGGCAGTATCGAACTCAAAGCTAGAGCGGAAGTCAGAGAAGTCACTCTTAGCTTTTACAATGTTATCTTGAAAAAGAGCTAAGTATAAACCATATTGAACGAACTCCATTACATCAGTAATTTCTCCGTCTTCTTTTTTAAGTTCTGTATCCATTGCCTTTTGTTGCTGGAAAAGGTCTTTACCTGTAATCATTTTAAATTTACGTGCTGTACTCAATTGTTTTGCCATTTTGTGTATATATTCCTTTACTTATTTAATTTTTAGTCTTATGAATGGTCAGTTACTGAAACTCCTGCGGTAACATCTTCATAACCGTCAGCGGAGAACGTTACGATATGGACACCGGGCGCAAGGTTTCCATTTGTTTCTACTTTTCCGTGATCGTCTCTAATTACTGATGTTACTTTTACAGTTCCACCCTTAGAGTCTTTCAAAGTAGCTGGTACTACGATTGTTCCGTCATTATGACCCTTTGTAGCAGTAGTTACATTAGGAATAACAGGAGCTACAAGTGTAATTGCACCAGCTAGAACCGTGTCAGGTTGCATGATGAACAAACCGCTTTCCATTTTTTTGACGAAGTCTTTTGCTTGTTCTCCCCAAATTTCGTACTCAATAGCAGGGACTTTTTTATCTCCATTCAAATAAACATCTGACTCGGTTGCTTGAACTGCCAAAGTCCATTGGATAGGGTCTACACCGTCTACTGAATCTGTTTCCGATTCTTTTGTAGCTTCTGCTGTTGGTCTCAAATTTGGATAAACGACTACACGGTAACCGTCAATAAACTCTCCTGTAACTTTATCACGTTTGCGCCCTTTAATAAGATACTGAACGCATTTCGTTTTCCAATTACCAGTAGGAGACCAACCCAAGCCATTTTCTGTTCTTTGTTGACCTAAAATGTCTTCTTTAAGCGCTTGGTCTGTTTGAATGAATACCATTTCGCCTTGAAGTAAGGTAGCGCCTTTTTTAACTCCATGGTCTGGTACGTCATCAGCTGGATAGCTATTTGTTTCCGCTTGGTCTTCCATTGAGCCAACTGATACTAAACCAGTTACAATTTTATGGTTGGAAAACTCTGGTTTTCCGTTACTTCCCTTAGTCATATCAGCTACGATTAGAGCTTCATTACCAAAGAAAATCTCACGTGAATTATAATCTAATTTCATTTTTTCTCTTTTCTATAATTTCATTGAATTGGCATAATTAGCACCTTTTTTCAATGTTGTTTTAACGTCTTGCATACCCTTTTTTTCAACCAAGAAGTACATGCCATGATAGCCACTAGTGTAATTAGCCCTAGTCCCTGCATTAACTACTACTTTATCGCCTTTTTTAACTTGCTTTAAGTTTCCTGACAATTGCCCAGTATTTTGATATCTGGCATAAGTATAGGTATGGCCGTGGCTTCTGATTAATCTAGTTCTTCGGCTTGCGCTATTTGCTTTCGCTTTAAATTCTGCTTCAAACCAATCGCCCATACGTTCCGTGACTTTCAATTGCATTTCTTTAGCTATGCTTGTTGTATCAATTGAATTTACTGCCATGCTTGACCACCTGCACCACAAGGCAAATAAACAGTGCCAGTATAATTGTACAAATGACTGTTTTCTGACCAGTTTGTCATATTCCAACCGTTTTGCAAAACATTTCCGACTAGTCCGACAAGTTCATCGTCAACATCTTTAACAGATAAAACAACTTGATAATAGTATCCCATTATAAAACTCGTATTATCCATTTTAATGACCTTTGAGTCACTAAGTGATAAATATACCGTCTTGTCTTCTATCGTGTCCTTAACGCCTAAAATAACGTCATTTAAAGGCATTGTAAGTAAATTGTTTAGCCAATCCATATAAGAATCAAATTCCATTGCTTACGATCCCTTCCAAAATCATTTTGTTATTTTTAGGGTTTCTTTCCCATGTTGTCCGCTTGAAAGTTTCGCCTTTTTCGTTCAAGAAGTAGTTGAAAATCAAGTCTTCCATTTCTCCGATTCCGTTAAGCTCATACCTTACATTTTTACCTAGTCCGATCATAGAAAACTCATCAAGTCTTGACTGACTAATTCTCTGCTTAACTGCTGGTAAAATGATAGGCTTTATAACATTAGCTTCTGCACCGTTCTTCTTCTTAACAGTCGTTTCTACCTGCAATGTAACTTGTGAGAATATCATCAAATACCTCCATAATACATTAACTCTTGCAAAGAAGCTAAACGTTTCATTTCAGCATTTCGCCATTGTTCTGCTGGTTCATCAACAATATTAAGCCGACAATAACAAGAAATAAAGTCTTTCACTAATACACTTGTTTCGTCAGCTTTAATACCATTTTTTTCTAGCAATTTAATAGCTATCGAACGGAATAAGATAAGTTTACTATCATAAGCTGTTACTAAAATCGGAATACCACAATAGACCTTAATATAATCTATCATTTACT